AGCTCGAGGAACGAACCCTAATAATTCATCTATCCATATAGTAGTGCATAAGATTTGAGCAGCCTCAAGCGGCATCTTGACAATATGTTTGTCAACATGATACTGGGCTGCTTTATCTAAATCTTCGTCTAAGTAGAATAAATTCATTTATGTCCAACACTTATATTCTTTACATTCACCTGTTGTTGCATCTACAGCTTTGCCACAGATTTCGCACTCATCAATATACCAAGTCTCAAAGGACTTGATTTCAGAGTTCCACATTTGACAGGTTTTTCTATCCATAATTTTTTTCATAAATATATTATACTAAAATTATAAACATAAGTCAAGAACTATTTTTTGGTTACTTTGAATTTATCTTATCTTTTGCTGTGCCAGCATAGAGTCCAAACCAAGCAGCTCCTGCACCTACAATCACAGAAATTAATCCTGATTGTTCGAGTGTTGGGTCTGGTAAGTTCATGAACCACATTGTTGCGTAGTATAATAAGAATATGTATACTGATAGAAAAGCTCTCGGAAAAATTCTCCACGCATCAATCATATTCGATAAAAATATCCAACGCTGCCAAGGGTTATCTGGTTCCTTATTTGCTTTGAGTTCTGTTATCTCAGCTTTGAGATTACTATTCTCAGTCACCAGTTCCATAAACTTACTTAAGTCTATCTCTACTTCGTTTCGTGACATATCGCCACTGAATCTTTCATCAGCCATTTGCTTTATCCTTTGCTTTGCCGATATTGAGGGCTAACATATCTATGAACTTATAAAGTTTGCCCATCCATTCGTCATCCTTTGGTGTCGGTGTTGACGCCGCAATTAAGCTTGCAATTGTTACTATAAGAGTAACTGTGCCTACTAATTCCATTAACATAATATTCTCCGCTTCTTAAGAAGCTGTGCCCATTAATTTGGGACTTCATAAGATACGATGGAGTTCATGTTTATATCTTCCCATCTATCTTGGTCAAGTCTAAAACAAACGATACTGTCAGAGTTCGATTGATTTACTCTTGAATTTGTTAATGACTCCTTCAATGTACAAGGAATCGTGTATTCTTTGTTTGATACTAGCGATACAAATGTTATATCTACTACTTCATTTTTTAATAACTTTTTTAGTTCTGCGAACATTATTTACCCCTGCTCTTTTAGCATCTGCGAGAACACTTGCTTCTCTAATTAACCAACTTCTATCACTAATAGGTTTGAGCATCCATAAAAAATCATTCTTTTCCATTTTCTAACTCTGCTACTCTATCTTCCAAATATTCAAGCCAATCCTCTATTTCTTCGAATCGTCCTTGAACTGCTGGATTTCTGTCAAAAAACTTAGCACCTTTATTCATTACTCTAAAGTAATGCCAGTCTTTAAAAAATTGTATTAATTTATTCCACATCAGGGGTATCGGGAGCAGTAACTTCTCTATAGTATATTACTACTTCTCCCATTTGTTTGATGTATCTTTTTAATTCTTGCATATCTTCTGCCATAACTTTGTAGTCACCCATAGTTGTTGCTACAAATAGGATTTCTCCATTGTTCTGTTCTCTCATTTCATCGAGGAACCTATCCATATAGGTATATCCTTCAGGCCAGTCTGGGTTTTCAGTTTCAGACTTATCACATGCTTTTGGTCTTTTATTGTCTACTTTTTTACAAGGGTTAGTGATTACTGCTTCTGATACAACAAACCATTTAGGAGCTGTAAGGGTTACAGGTCTTGGTAAATCTGGTTGCATAATATCAATTTTAAGTGGTTTTGATACTACCTCTAATTTCTTAGTAGGAAGCATTGAACAACTACTTGCTATCGTCAGCAGGCACAGTAAGCTTATATAATTCTTCTGTATCATTCTCCATTCCCTCCATCACTTTTTCACTTGCAGTATTCATTCTGTTTTCTATAAGCCCAGGCTTCTTTAATGCTAACATGTCTAAGTTATGTCTACTAAAGATTGCAAGATACTCGGCTTTTTCTGCCTCTATTTCTGAGTTTCTTCTTGACATATTCATAAGAGATTTTCCTTGTTTCTCGTATGAATTTCTTAAAGCGTCCATTGCCTCTTGCTGAGCTTGAACTGCATTTTCTAGTTTGATGTTGTTCTCTTTTAAGGTATTGTTCTGTGTATATAAAAAGAATGTTATACCTCCAAGAGCAACAAGTAATCCCATTGTTAATTGGTTCATAATTCTTGTATCCTGTAATTAAGTCCTTCAGCACCACTAATTTCGACTAATTCGCCGTCTTCTGTAATGAAGGATATAAACTTTGGTTGTTTTTTGATGAACTTCTTGACGATAAACTCTTGGTCGTCTGCGTCACCCCAAGTAGCATTATAGCTCACTTTGAGACTATAATAGGTAATAAATAGACTTTTAAACCAAAACCAGAAGGCTTGTAGTTTAGTCCAGATTTTCTTTAGAGTTTGTTTCATTTTGTTCATAATTGTGTTTCTGTGCAAGTTCTGCTGCCTCTTTTACATACTCGTCAAGAGTCATTCCTCTTTCTTGAGCATGAGCAGCCGCTTGCATTAATAATTCTTCTGTGAATTTAAATTTCACTCCAATCTTTTCCTTCAAACAAGAGAGCTTCTGCTTCTCTTCTGCGAATAAGTCCTTCTAGCACTTTACCCCCTGCTTTGTTCCATCTTTTGATTTGTGCAGGCACGCCGTCATAGTCTCCTGAATTGAGAACTTTCAACATTGTACTTGAATTTAGATTGCTTGGACCGAGATTGTATGTCCATGATACGAGTGCATCGAACATGCACTGGTCTATTGAGATTGTAACTGCGTCGTTAACAGCTTTTTCATATTCCTCTAGTTCTTCTACTAGCAATGAATCTGCTATTGCTTTTGTTATTTGGTCACCTGGGTTTACATCTTTAGTGTGACCATATCCAATTGTCCAGACACCTGCTGCACATTGGTAGGCATTTAATTCTAAGCCTTCGAATTTTTTGATTAGGGATAAACCCTCTACTGATATTTTCATATGTTTCCTCTTGTTTAGAAGGCATTTAAAGAGCAAAACTCTCTCCACACCCGCATTGAGCTGTTGATAATGGTGTGCTGAATACAAATTGTTCTTGCAATCCTTCAGTTTCCATATCTATTTCTATTTTTTCTACCATTGATAGAGTCTGTGGGTCAACTGCTATACAATTATAGTAAATTGAATCCCCTGTAAAGCTCGGATTGTCTTCATAGTCTAAGTCCCACTTCCAGCCATTGCAACCAGCAGCTTTCGTTAAGATACGAACGCCCCACACTTTGTGTGAGGCGATACGCATTTTTATTACATCCAAAGCTTCTGAACTTACTATTACCATAATAACTCCTTTAGCTTGATAGCATACTTAGATGATAGGTATCATTGCATATACACATGCTAACATTATTCCAATAAGAGTGGCACTTTCTGCCATTCTACTAAATGCTACTTTATCACCTTTCATTATGCTTTGTCTTAATTTGAGAACTAATCTCATTTTTTGTCTCCTGTTAGAGAGTATTAATTAATATCTAATACTTTCCTCGATGAGTTCGGAGTCCTAGACAAAGCGATTGTTAGTAAGCCGTCTGTTAGTTCGACACTGTCTACTTTTAAATCCGCATTTAAAATAAACTTTCTCTCGAAAGATTTAAGACTGAGTCCTTGGTGTACAAATCTTTCTGTTGCACCAAGTTTTCTTTCTTTTTTCCCCTTGATGAGTAGTTCGTTTTCTTCTTGAACTAACTCAAGTTCTTTCTTGCTCCAGCCAGGAATTGCTACTTCTATTCGATAGTTGCCATTCTCGGCGTTTTCGACTATGTTATATCTTGGGTATGATGTATCAGTGTTGTGTAACAACCACTCATTGTTCATGCCAAGCCAAAATTTACTAATATCAATCGTCATTTTTAATTCTCCTAATATCACTTTCGTTAATACTATGCCGACCCTTTCGGTATCGACCATAAAACGTAAGCAGACCTATTCTGCCTACTTCATACATATTATACCAAAAGTGAAACCAGAAGTCAAGAATTATTTTTTATTAGCTTCGTCTTTGCACTTACTCGTCAAATTCGATTATCTTTTCTTCTTCTAAGTAGTCTATTGTGTCCTCAATTCCTACTCTCTTACCATATAGGTAGCTAAGATGTATACTTGCACAAAGAACTATTAAATACGCTAAATCTATTGTTTCCATAATCTTTCCTTAAAATTAATCTTTTCTTTCACATCTTCCCAGTATCTTTTATCTTGTCTAAGTAAGTTATTTATTGCATACGTAGAAAGTACTGTTCCTTCTTCTTTTAATATTTCAACCCAAT